CGTATCATCAACAATAAGTTTAGGTGGTATAAGTGTAAATTCAAATCCTATAGTAATACCAACAGGAGTCTCTTCAACATCTAGTGTTGGATCGATAGATCCTACAGATTTAACTTTAGGTATAACAGGACAATCTGCTACTTCTAGTGTAGGAACAGGGTTGTCAATTAGCTCTACTTTTGATATAACATTAACAGGCCAACAAGCAACAGTTTCTATAGCTGCGTTTGGAACCTCTACAGGGTTTGGAATTCAAGGATATTCGAACGTTGACACAGGTTCAAATACATCGTATACAGATGTTGCAACTGGCTCAAATACAAGTTATAGTGACGCTGCATAGGAGATAAAAATTATGGCATCAACATACACACCTTTAGGGGTAGAACTTCAAGCAACTGGTGAAAACGCCGGTACATGGGGAACGAAGACTAATACTAACTTACAAATTATAGAACAAATATCTGGTGGATTTACAGCAGTTAATTTTGGAAGTGATGCTGACATTGCTTTATCTGTTTCTGATGGATCAACTGGAGCAGCTTTAGCTCACAGAGTTTTGGAATTTACTTCGTCAGGATCTTTAACAGCCACTAGAAATTGTACTATTCCTCTCGATGTCCAACAATTTTATATTTTAAAAAATTCAACAACTGGTAGCCAATCAATAACTTTTAAATACGTTTCTGGATCAGGAAACAGTGTTACCGTTGAAAATGGTTCAACAGTAATTGCATACGCAAAAGCTAATGATGGAACTAACCCAGATATTGATTCAGCTGCTATAGGTGATGTAACATTAACTGGAACACAAACTTTAACAAATAAAACTTTAACATCTCCTAAAATTGGAACAAATATTCAAGATACAAACGGAAATGAATTAGTTACTTTAACGGCTACAAGTTCGGCTGTTAATGAAGTTACATACGCAAACGCTGCAACAGGAAACAATCCATCCATTACAGCGTCTGGAGACGACACTAATATTGGTATAGACCTTAAAACAAAAGGTTCTGGTGTAATTAAAGCAGAAGATGGCGGTGGAACTGTATCAGCAGTTAAGATTGCTGGTAAAGAAACTATATGGGTTCCAGCAGTTGCTATGTATCCAAATACTACAAGTGGTGCTGAAGCTGCACAAGTAGAATTATCTAATGGACCAGAAATTAAAACATTAGACTTTGACAAAACTTCTGATGAATTTGCACAGTTCGCTGTTGCATTCCCTAAATCATGGAATGAAGGCACAGTAACTTTTCAAGCATTTTTTACAGCTACTTCAACAGACACAGGAACTACTGCTTTTGTTTTACAAGGAGTTGCATTAGCTGATAATGGAGATTTAAATACAGCTTTTGGAACAGCTGTAGGACCAACTGCAAAAGCTCATAGTGGTACATCAAACGATTTAGACGTGACAGCAGAAAGTGGAGCAGTAACAATAGCAGGCTCACCTGGTGTGGATGAGTACGTATTTTTTCAAATATCAAGAGATGTTTCAGCAGACAATTTAGATGCTGATGCAAGACTACTTGGTGTTAAACTATTCTTCACTACAGACGCTGCTAACGACGCGTAAGAGGTTTAGATATGAGAGAAATAGACAAAAAACTTACAGCAGGTAAGAGCACTAAAAATACTCAAGATAGAAAAGGTAAATCTTTCGGTTATCAAATTTTAGGATTTGGTTCCGGAGGTGGAGGACCTATTTGTATTACGTATGATTGGTTTATCGTCGGTGGCGGCGGAGGAGGAGTAGGAGGCTACGGCAGCGGAGGAGGCGGTGGCGGAGTTCACTTTTCTTATTGCGCTCCTGGTACAGCTGCTGTAACTAAAAATACTGCTTGTGGAGCAATCTCAGTTCAAGTCGGAGCCGGCGGAGCTGGTAATCATGCACCTGGAGATAACAATTGTCGTGCAGCTAGTGACGGCGGAACTTCAATCGCTTTTAAATGTGAGCCTACAGCTATAACCGTAAAAGGTGGCGGTGGAGGTAATGGAAGACATAGACCTGGAAGAGCAGCGCCTAATCCATCAGGAGGATCTGGTGGCGGTGGCGGATGTTATCACCACACATCAGCAACATCTGGTGGAGCTGGATCATGTTACGGAAACCCTGGAGGTCCCGTGCCATCTCAAGGAGCAGGACAACCACCTAACCCAGGATTTAGAGCTGGATCTGGTGGGGGAGCTTGTTCAGCTGGAGCTAACGGAGGTCCAGCAGGACCCGGAGCAGCTGGTAATGGAAAAGCTTCTGACATAGAAGGAACAACTAAAAATTTTGGATGTGGTGGAATAGGAGCCTATGTATGCACATCATGTAACGGTAGGGGAGATGGAGGATCAGATAACGTAGCTACAGCAAATCAAGGTGGTGGCGGAAGTCAAAGAACTACTTGCACCAACGTAGGTGCTGCTGGAGTTGTGTATCTAAGATTTCCTACAGCTTGTAAACCTGCGGCCATGACTATATCTCCAAGTTGTAATACCTTTGTAACTGCAGGATCATGCACGGTTGCAAAATTCATAGTCTCTGGCTGTGTTTCTTTTGAATAGACTCTAGACACAACATATATTTTACTGTATAAAACCCTAAAGAAAGAGTATGGAAAACAATTTATTTTGGTTTTGGAAAGATGCAGTTGGCACTAAGTTTTGTGACGACGTAATTAAATTTGCTAGCACATTAAAAAAAAGAAATGCATCTACTACGGGTCCAGAATCTAAAGAAGTATTTAGTGACTTTAGAAAATCTAAAGTTGTTTGGTTAAGTGAGAAATGGATATACAAAGAACTTTTAAAGTTTATTGAGATGGGTAATGAAAATTATAATTTCGAACTAACCACTGCAGAACCAATTCAATATACAAGGTACGATCCTAGTGATCACTATGATTGGCATGTAGATCAATTAGATGGGCCAAGAGAAGACGCTAGACCAGATACGAGAAAACTTTCTTTGTGTTTAAATTTAACTGATCCTAATGAGTATGAAGGTGGAGATTTTTGGATGGGTAGACCAAACCCTAATCCTGAAAATTCAAAAACATATAAATTAGATTTTATGCAAACTAGAGGTGCTGTTGTGGTTTTTCCTTCTTATGCATTTCACAAAGTAGCCCCTGTTACTAAAGGAGTTAGACACAGCCTAGTGTGTTGGATGAGAGGTAAAAAATGGCGATAGAATTTCCAAAACAATTAGATAGAGCGGATTTATTTCCTACACCTGTTTGGGTAACCCAAGTACCAGAACATGTTAAAAAATTAAATAAATATTCAGACCCATATATTGCTGCTTCAAAAAAACATTTTAAACCAATGATAGATAAAAGAAACAAAACTTATGGAAATAAAAAAGATATGGGACATGTGTTTCATTCAACATCTCTTATACAAGATAAAAATTTTACATCGTTTCATCAGTACGTTACACTTACTGCTAGAAATTTATTATTAGAGATGGGATATGATTTATCTAAATTTGATATCATGTTAACAGAAAGTTGGGTTCAAGAGTTTGCTAAATATGGTGGAGGACATCATACTTTACATACTCATTGGAATGGTCACATATCAGGTTTTTATTTTTTAAAAGCAAGTGAGTGTACCTCTAGACCTGTCTTTCATGATCCAAGACCTGGTCATGCAATGAACGGTCTACCTGTAAAAAGTGCAACTGAGATTACCTACGGAAGTCCAGAAATACATTATAAAGTTAAACCAGGCACGATGATGTTTTTTCCTTCTTACTTACCACATTTATTTTCTGTTGATGTGGGCTATGAACCTTTTAGATTTATACATTGGAATGTTCAAGCAGTGCCGAAAGCAGACAAAATAGGTGTATGATAAATATAGAGACCTGGTTTCCTACTTTTATTGGTCAAGAGATTTTACAAGACCACGAAAAGATAGCTAAAGAAATTGTTCCTGTCTGTAAAAAATTACAGAAAAAAATAAAATACAAGGAAAGCGGATGGGTAGCAACATTATATCAAACCTGTTACACACATAATATTTGTAACGATAAAAAATTCGATCTAATAAATAATATTGTTTATCAAAAAGTTCATGAATATATAAAAGCTATAGGTGGCACATACACCATACATACCTCTGAGGGTTGGTTTAATATTTATAAAAAACACGATTTTCAAGAATTTCACTGTCATCCTAATCAAATGGTGTCTGTGATCTATGTTTTAAAATCAACTAGGAATGATCCTAAAATAATATTTGAAAGAGATGAAGGTTTATTTAATGCACACTTTGATATAGATGCTCCCGCTTTAAGTTCAAAAGTAGAATACAATTCGGTACAAGGTAATTTATTAATTTTTAGATCTTCTTTACATCACTGTGTTCAAATGCAAACGCATAACAAAGAAAGAATTTCTTTAGCGTATAACTTTAATTTAAAAAAATTATGCAGATAACAATTGTAGGTGCAGGCACAGCGGGATTAGTTACCGCCTTAATTTTAAAACAAAAATTTAATCAAAGTATAGATATTAAAATAATTAAGTCTGATGATATTGGTATCATTGGTGTTGGAGAAGGGAGCACGGAACACTGGTTAGATTTTATTGATTGGTGTGAATTAGATTTTCATGAGGTAATAAGAGAGTGTAATTCAACGTTAAAATCAGGAATTTATTTTAAAGAGTGGGGTAAAAAAAATTATCTTCATTCTGCACATCCTGATGTA